ATGCCTAAAACCGTTGTCCCACTTACTGATACAAAGATAAAGAAAGCAAAATCAGAAAATGGAAAATCCCTGAAACTATCTGACGGTTCGGGTCTCTATTTACTTATTGATAAAAACCAAAATAAGTTTTGGCGTTTTGATTATTCACGCCCGTATACAAAAAAAAGAAACACTATTGGTTTTGGTTCTTATCCAGAGGTGAGTCTTGCAGATGCTCGATCTAAACGAGATGAAGCTAGATCATTACTGGCACAAAATATAGACCCGCACGTTGAACGAAAAAGAGTAGAACAAGAACACGTAAACTCTGAGAAAAATACTTTTGGCGCTGTCGCTGCAGAATGGGAAAGCAAGCAAGACTTTGCAGAATCAACTATCCGTGGTCATAAAAGATTACTTCAAGTCATAAACGCGAATATTGGGAAAAAACCTATTGATAAAGTTACCCCTGTAGAAGTTTTAAATATCTGCCGCATTTATGAGAGACAAGGAAAATTAGAAACAGCGAAAAAGGTTAAAGTTAAATGTGGTCAAATCATGAGATATGGTGTTGCCACTGGTAGATGTGAGAGAGACGTAACCCAAGATTTAAGAGGCGCTTTAAAAACACCTAAGGTAAAACATTTATCAGCTCTAACTGAATCAAATGAATTTGCTCAACTACTTTACGACATCGATTTTTATGAGGGTACATTCATTACCCAAATTGCTTTAAAAATTGCTCCTTATGTATTTGTTCGCCCCGGTGAATTACGTTATGCAAAGTGGCCAGATATTGATTTAGAAATTGATCTTTGGAGATACACCCCACCAAAAACAAGAAACAAAACTGGTGTTCAACACCTTGTACCTATACCTAGGCAGGTTAAAGAGCTGTTGCTGCAAATTAAGGAACTGACATTTGATCCTGAAGGTGATAGTGAATATGTATTTCCATCAATGACCAGCAAACTAAAGCCAATGTCTGAGAATACAATTAACCAAGCATTGAGAAGACTAGGTTACACGTCTGAACAAGTGTGCGGCCATGGGTTCCGTGCATCTGCCAGAACAATTTTAGAAGAAGTACTTAACTACCCTATTGAAATCATTGAGCAGCAATTAGCACATAAAGTTAAAGATATGCACGGACGAGCATATAACCGGACTAAGCATTTAGAAAAAAGAAGGGAGATGATGCAGGCTTGGGCAGATTATTGTGATCAAATAAAATCTGATTATGCCAAGTCCATACCATATAAATAATTTATTGCTTCTTCTGAAACTTCCACCAAGTCTTTTTGTAATAGACTTCTTCACGCAAGAAATTAATTTTTAGTTCACTGCCGTTACGGTCATAGATCTTTATAACCTCTCCGCTTTTGTCTAGATCTGCTAAAAGATCCTCTGTCCGAGTATTGGCAAAATCATGAATCTTAATTAGCTGACTAGACATTAAAGCGCTCTCACACAAATAGAGACATTAACGTTACTATTAATAGTGTGAGCTGTGCAACCTGAGAAGAGGAGGCACAGCATTAAATTAATTGTCTTGAGATGCATAGATGAGATTTTCTGCAACACGATTAGTCCATCCTTTGCCGTAAGTAGCCCATGTGCTTAATGATGTGTAGAACTTCAAACGTTCTGCAGTAAGCTTTAATAGGACGTCGTTAACATCCATTGCTTTTACAGCCGCAATAGTTTTAGGACCTATAATCCCATCATCTGGAACACCAGCAACTTGCTGAAGCTCTTTTACAGCTCTGCTTTTTCCAGCATTGACAGCAAAGTCCCAAAGTTGAAATACAATAGCTGGATGTAATGAGTCAGCCCCTAGCTTATCCCACCAATCTTTTTTATAGATCTGCTTCGCTTGTTCAATGGTTAGATTCTTAATATCTAAATTTGGATAGGTATTTGCTGCGATCCCAAACTTTGTACCTTTTAAAATCCCCTTTCCCACAATGCCGCCTGTCCAGTTGCCCGGATCACGACGATCATTAGAGTAACCAGCTTCATGACCAATCAAACGGTCAAAGGCTTTATCAAAATTCATGGTCCACCACCTGTAATATCATTTTTTGCTTTCTTAACTTCTTTAATAACTTCAACAATCGTTTTACCTTCTTGTTTATCAATGAAGTTAAATATCCAGCGTACTAATGCCCATCCGGGAATACCGCAGATAAAAAAGAAGCCACCAAGTGCAATCATTCCCCAAACATCTGTAATCCATTCATGGAGACCCCACCTCACAATAATGAATGAACCACCTGCAAGACTTGAAACAACTGTACAGATCAAACCCACTGCCCATTCTTGCGGTGAGCGTGGCATACGTGTCATCAATACAACTGCTGCAACTAAAGCGACCGCCAATGTCACCATAATTGCCGCCCCATAAAATTTTAAAAGTGCTGTTAAACCGCTAGTGGAAACTGGTTCCATTTATTTCTCCAGATTTTTTGGCATTAAAAAAGCCCTAACTTATTTAAAGCTAGGGCTTGTGGTGGTTTGGTGGGTGATTAATTAATTTTTTCTTCCGGAATCTAAAGAAAGTAAAAGTTAAGTTAAAATAATAAAGTCCTTTATAAAATCCAAAAGTATTGAAAAATGAAAAAATTAAATTTTGGCTGGCTGGAAATACCAATTTCAGATCATTGCAACATTAAATGTAAGAATTGTTCACATCACTCTCCTTTTTTGAATAAGAACTTTTATGATGTCGTCGAATTTTCAAAACATGTCGAGGATTTAACAAAGGTCGCTCACTTTAGTGGCGTAATGCTTGTTGGGGGTGAGCCGCTACTACACCCTCATGCTATAGATTTTATAAAAATTTCTAGAAAAGCTGATCTAGCGAATATGTATGGCTTAGTAACAAATGGTTTGTTAGTACATAAGATCAACGATGAACTATACAAAGAACTAGACTATATTATTGTTTCTGTATATCCGATAATTGGTGATAAATTCCGTGATATTGACGCAATATTAAAAGTTAAATCTAAAAAATTTAACTTTAAATACCATCTAAAATTTTTTGATTATTTCTATAATATTGAATCCGAAGGTTTAACTCACGAAGAGGCAGAATATACATTTAAGAACTGTAGTAGAAGAAAACTATCTCCCATGCTGCACAATGGTTATTTCTACAAATGCATGCGCCCCGCCACAACTAAAGAATATTTAGAAAATAGAGGAGATACCAATTTACCTAATTTTAATTCTATTGACGGGATAAATACAAATTCAAAAAACCTTTATCATGATATAAAAGGGTACATGTCTAGTGAACAACCACTCGAGTCATGTACTTATTGCTTGAAAGGCTATGAAGATTCATATAAAAAAAATACTTACACATCAATAAAAAAAGCGCTAATGTTTACTTTTATTCATCGATTTATTAACTCATATCCTTCCTTGGTTAAAATTCACCATGTATTCAACTCTAAGTTCTCAAAAAATAATTTAGAAAATAAAGGTAGAGTAAAACTAGAAGAACACAGAATACTAAAAAAAGGCGAATATCAATCCAAAAGAATAAATGTATTAAATGTAGAGCCTTAACTAAGGCTCTACATTTATAAAGATTTTGCTGCAAGAATTTTTATAAATGTTGTGCCATCATATAAAAGCTTAAGGTAATCAATAGATCCAGAAATATTTAAAATAAAATTTGAACTACCAGCACTTATTGTCCAATCCAAGCTTTGTAGTTGTTTAAATTCCAAAATATGCCCTGGCCTCATTCCGACCGTATTTATTGTTGTTGTATGTGCTCCAGTAGCATTTGCACCTAGGACTAGAGAAAATTGCAGTGCATTATGCGTTGTAGTTCCACTGATAATTCTATACTCTTGAGCGCTACGAGAAAGTCTACCATACGCATCAATATAGTAACTAACTTCAGCTGTATCCCCCCTTGTTGCTTCAATTATTTTACCAACAAAATTTGATGCAGTTGATTGATTTACTCTCAAACCAGTCTGTGTAGATGCTGTGATCTCCATATTCACAGCAGCCCTTTCTATATTAATCGCGTTTAGCGCAAATCTCCACAAACCACTTGTTATAAAAGCGGAACCAAGTGTTTTTTGTGTCGTACCATCTAAATTTACAGCAAGATATCCGTCAGCACGGCTTGTAAAGCCTTGAACACGACGATCACGAACACCTAACTCATAACCAATTGCGCTGTGAGCAGGTCTATCATCTTGTAAATATACATTCGTATTTTGACCCCATATCGCATTTGTATATGGGCCGTAGCATGTCGATACAGTCGGTGTTTCTTCTACCTTGGTTAAAGTATTCCACCACGCCTTTACAAAAATTTTCTTATTTGGAAAGTCAACATAATCAACTAAACCCAAATGCCATGTCGTGGCGTCTGTGACTACGCCTAAAAACTCACCAGCACTTATGTTAAGTCCCGCGACAATATCATTACTTGTTACACTATTTGAAGTATATGTACAGTTCGTAAAGACAGAATGTCTTTTTGCTAAAACACCTATATAAATTCCTGTTGTGTCAGTAAACCTTAACCCCAAGTGCTGTGATTTTGATTGGACCCCTGATAACTGAGCACGATCAATTGAAGCTTGATTTACCAATAAGCTTAAAGCAGATGCTGATTCCCAATTGGCTGTTGTTTCAATAATTTTTTGCTCTGGCTTTTCAGTAGGCACATCATGTCTAAGTGCCCGGCTTGGGGAATAAGACCACTGAGTCGTGCTTACATTCCCAAGAAAATAAAAAGTACCTTCACCGAATATTTTTGTCTGATCAAATGTACTTGAATATACAATCGTGCCAGCTGGAATTTTTAACTTTAAATTAAGCGACAATACCGCTTGAACTTTAGCCGCCTCATCAGAGCCGTTAAGCAAAAAACCAGCTTGGTATACATCGACAACGCTCGGGATATTTTGCTGGAGAACCCAACCATTAATAATTGTAATTTCATTATTTATAAGAGATTTTGTCGTATCGTATACATAATTAGAAAAAGTTGATTTTACATAAACGATTTGCCCATTCTTTCGCGGAGTATATGTCAATAAATCAGATATAGACTCAAAAGAACGAATGTTTTTATCGTTAATCTGCTTCTGCGTTTCTATCCCATCTTTTACATTGTCAGCATCTTGAAAGGCTTTTACCCATGATGTAGTTAATGCATCGTAACGATAGTTGCCCAGATCTTTAATATAAATCGTGCGCCCATCCCATACATTAGTAACACCTTCTAAGGCTTCCAATGAATCAAGATGAGTAATTGCTAAAGCATTGATAGTTCCTTCATTGATTGCTTCATCAATCATAGAGATAAACATATCTTTTAGAATTTGATCGCCTGTAATGCGGTCAGCAATTTCTTTTGAAAGATCATTTATTAATTGAGCAATATCATCAGTATTTTCATTTACATTCTGCTGAAGATTAGCCAACCATTCATCAATCGTATTTATTTGGTTTTGTAGATTGTCATCACCTGCAATACGATCAGCAATCTCTTTAACTAAAGCGAGCCAAATAACCTGATCACGATAACCAAGTTCTTGAAGCTTCCACCAGATTAAATCAAAGTCTTTGTTTACAGCAGAAGGGCGAAATGAGTTGTCATAAAGTTGGTAATTAGTGGTGCGCTGAAATGGCGTATTTCTTTCCAAATTAACGACCACACCATTTAGGGGTGCTACATTAAAGGTGACAGTATCATTAGCCAATGTCCATGAACCTATAGGCGCTTCTTCACCATTAAGGGTGACAATTAAATACTCTGCTTTATCACAATTAAACTCCAATGGAAAAGCAGTTGTTGTTCCATTCGCAATATATTCTTTTGATGGCGTTTGAACTGGCACTGACATAGCCTACCCCTAATTTTCGAAATCTAAGGCGGCTTCATGTACGCCACCGTTTGTTCTCCAATTAGGCGTTTCTTCATAGTCAGTTTGGTTGAGTGATTTCCCAACTCTTTCAGGAGCTTCTACGATTGCACCTGCTAATGAGTCTAAATAGTCATCTGGTTGATCAGTAATAGCTGGATTAAATTCACGCATCTGTTTTACCTGTGCTGAATCTTCACCATTTTCATCTTCAAGCACAGATACGTGCGCCCATAAAAGACCAGAAATTAAGGGTCCTTCAATGCCATCTAAAATGCGTTTATTCTTGGACTTAGTAGAATGCTGTTCTGTTACACCACAGCGTATTCCACGAGTCTTTAAAGCGGCTTTTAGCGCTGCTGGTGCGAAGTTACCAATACCATTTGTCTCAATAGTGACTTTAGATAAATGGAATTCTTTGATGATGTTGCAAAGCTGCCAAACTTGCCCGCCTATTACGCGCCCATCTGCATCGGTCTCAATTACTTCGCCCTTAAGCGCAATCGATCTATGCCAATATTTATTCCCTATATCATCATGAAAGACTAATGCAGTTGATGAAATATCTGACTTAAGCTTTCCTGATGATGGATCCCAGCGGAAAGTTGCACCAACTATTTGACGTTCACCAATCATAAACATGGTGGTTCTATTAGCTCGTTTCAGAACCGGTTCACAGTTGTAAGCTATGATCTTATCTGGGTCTAAACGTACATCACCAATAGGCTTAGCGTGCATTTGATATTGAGAGTCCCACTCATTAAGGGTTTTACATTCCTCTCGGCGTGATGCCATTTCTTCCGCATCAAAACGTTCTGCCCAAATGCCTTCTGAATAAAAATCTGCTACATAATGATCATTAGCTAAAGTCACTTCATATAGATCATTTACTTTTTTTAGAGTGTAGTCTTGGCCTTTACTAAGGTATTTCGCCCCTTGCCCAATCCCAGCAAAAGCATGTATTGGCTCAAAGTCTAAAAGGTATTTACCACCTGCTAATGCATTCTCAATGCGCTTTTCATTTTCAAACATTTTGAGCACCAATATATCTACTTTACGTAGCTTTTTAATCTTGTCGTAAAGAGAGTCATGTGAATGTGGGGTCCCGATCCATAGCTTCTTTGCACCAGGAAAGGCAATGTGTGTTTGTTCAGATAGTCTATAGGTGAGTTTTTCTCGGGCTTCTGGTGAACCCGTTGTTTTTGGCGTTTCAACGTCATCGTTTTGAATGAAATGCGCGCGGTGCCCTGTTACCCCTGAAAGGATGCCTTTAGCCAACATAGTCCCATAACGGACATCATCCGTGCCTGCCACCCACCAGCGTTCAGTTTCGCCTTTTTTTCTTTTAACTTCTGGATTGTCAACACAAAGAGGATGCTTTTCTAAGACTAGCTTAGTCCCGTTGCTACATTTATAAGCATCGTCATCTGTAGTACCTTGGTGGAGTATTTGAGTTTCAGGCCAACAATAAATAACCCACGCATTAAAAACATCCAGAATTGTAGATTTTGAATGCCCACGTGGCATCATGAGCAGTGCAGTACGACCCTTGATATAGAAGTTTTCTAGGAAAATACAAACAAGGGCATGGAAGTCTGGAACCTTCCAACCCTGCATATCTGCCCAAATTAAAAAGAAAGCTAGAAAGCTGATTTTTGGCTTATTCATCAGCTCATCCGTTGTCTAATTTTTTCCGCTTCTGCCTCTGCTTTTCTAATTAGATTTTGTTCATGTTTCTTTTGAGTATCATCATCTGTGCTTGCTGGCGGCAAAGTTCCTCTACGATAAGCCAATACTTGTTCAACCTTTGTGATAGCTGAAGCACATTGGTTTAAGCCCTTATAGAGCCATACTTTATTGCCGCGATCTTCAGGGGTTTCAAACCCACATTCACTTGCAGCATATGCAATTTGAATAAGGTCATCTGTCATTTTTTCAGTTAGTTCTTCTAACTCTTTAGTTTGATCATCACGCATAAAAAGCCCTCGCATATAGTTCATATATACAAGGGCTTGTGTAGTGGTATGTTGGGCGGTTTACTGGACTACCCGCTCAAAGTCAGGTGCACGAATATCGGCAACATCATCACCCCAAAAGCGTTCACGGTCTTGTTGTCTTTCTGCTTTACGTAAAGCCTTCTCACGATAACCGGGGGCAATAGTGTCTTGTATCTCGTCAAAGAACATTCGGTTAATGGCTGCTTTTATATACCACAAGTTTTGAGCGGGGATTTTACCCTTCACAAATTTGAATGCTTCGTTGCCGAAATTGGTGTCCTTGCCCTCGTTGTACTGAGTTAAATTACCAACCGTCAAACCTAAAAGTCTTGTGAAATCACTACCAAGTGGGCCAGAAACAAACGAGTTTGCATCACGACCTGATGTGTCAGTACCAGCAACAAGAATGTCGCCGAGTACAGGCAAGCCACCACCAGCAACTAGTGAGCGCATAAAGAAGCTTGTAGCCTTTTTGGGATCATTACTATCATAAATTGTCTGTGGATCATTGCCGTTTAGGATTTCACGTAACTGCACTACTAAACCACCTAATAATGTCATACTGACCACAAGCGGTATTGCATAAGCAGCTTTACCCTTTAAACCTTCTTGGGCTAGTGTGCGGCTACCTTGTCGCATTAAGAATGAAGCCGAGAATGATTTAAATTGCATTAAGCCCTTCACCACTTCACCAGTGATAGTACCTTTCGCACCTACTTGCATCCACGTGCGTTCACGTAGCCCTGCCTCAATAACGGCCATGCCTTGCTCATCAAGTAAGTGGGCTTGAAGCTGCGAAGCCACCTGATCTTTAACTTGTTTTGGATCACCAAATGAAGTTAATTTTTCATCTGGAATTTCATAGATTGAACGGGCCGACATTAACTGATTGCCTTTGCGGTCAACGACTGGATCTGCTAATTGGAAAATCTGCCATGCGCGTTCATCTAAACCAGTGTTTGAGAGTAATTCACGGTCTTGCACATCTAGGTCATTCCAAGCTTTTGAACGGCTTAAACGTCCGTACTTTTCCATAAGCTGTTTAGTAAATCCAACTTTTGAAGCAGAAGTAAGAGCATTCAAAAAAGACACTCGCATTACTTGAGTTGCAACACCGCTTGATATACGAGCCAATTTTTCAGATTTACCATAAGCAGAAGTAAGCCCGTCATCTGACCAACGAGCAATTGAACCTAGCATCTCTTCTGTAGCCAGTCCTAAGCTATGCGCTAGTTCTCGATCTGCTTTATTGGCTGGGTTGAGCTGTCCAATCAATTCGCCAAAAGCTTTACGATATGATAAGTCATGCACACTTGCTGTTTTTGCAATCATTGCTTGGTCGGTAATTGATGAAATCGTAGTTCCACCCAACATCGCTGCAACATTCATTGAGCGATATGCAAGGCCAAGATTAGCTAGAACCTGTGACTGTGGAGAATTTCCACCATTAAACTCATCAAACATTACCTGAGCACGCTTGCGACTGCTCTTGGTCTGGTTTTCTTCAATCCCTTTTTCCCAGTCTTTTTTAGCTGCGGCATCCATCAAAATTTTTAAAGCTGTTTTTGGATTGCTACCTAAGTTCTCAACCATAGCAATATCTTTCGATAAGCCATTAATATGAGCTTCGACCAGATCTACAAATTGCATGCCGCCAAACTCTGATTGATATTCAAGCCATGATTCTGCATCTTTGAAATGCAAGACACGACTTTCACCATGACGGTTAGTTACTTTGGGAGTGCCACCTCCTGTAGCTTGCCGTCCAACTTCAATTTTATTTGCACCGTCACTTGATAGCGTGTCATAGGTATATTCAAGCAATGAGCGTATTTCTTGCTGTGAGTAGTAATCACCGTTCTCGTGTACATATTGGCGCGTGTCGATTAGTGATTCAGCTTTGTTTACCCACGCTTCTTTTCCTGCCTTAGCAATTTTTTCTAGGTTATGCGTTTGTGGCAATCCCCAATTATCTAGCTTTCCAATGTCGCCCCCGTTCCGGTTAAATCGGTCACGCATGGTTTCGAAAACATCGCCCATCTTGTCGCTAATTTTTTTGGCTAATGCATCCCCTGTGCTTTCTCCAAAACGCTCACGAACAATTTTTTGTACTAATTCTTGATCAGTAAAGATACCCAAGCCGCCTTTAATGTTGGTGTAAAAGTCCACCAGATCACCACGATAGATAGCAGCAATACCACGCGCTTTAGAATCAATTGACTGGATGCCCGACATATCACCATGAGCCGCAACCATACGGTCTATGACTTCCATAGATGACAATTTGCCATGGTCTAATGCTGCAATATTCTGTGACTGTTTAAGGATGTCTTGAGCTGCAATTTTATGCTTTCGTTTTAATTGTTCTTGGATATCGATAGCAACTTGCTTTGATGCTTCTGTTAGCTTTTCAGCATCAGAAAGATTGCGCCAATTATCACGATCCTTGCGCGCCATATTACGCATAGTTTCATTAATACGTGCTTCAATATCAGTAGCTTCTTGCGCTGTAAGGGATTGCTTGCCTAATGCTTTAGCTACCGCTTGTTTGCATTGTTCTTTCATAAAAAATGCCCAAATAGTTTTAGCTATCTGAGCATTTAATTTGTGGGGTTTTGTTGGGTAATGAAATTAGAGTGGCGTTGGCAATTCACCTGAAACAAATGGAGAGTTCATAGAAAACCATCTATCAATTATCCATTCTCTACCATTCCATCTCAAAAAATCACGCTTGTTTCCTTCTGCAAATTGGTAATATTCAATGACATCGAATACTTCAATATATGAAAAATCAGTGGCACCTTCAGGAGCATTCTTTCTAATTTCTTCAATGTTCATAGTTGAATCCTCTACGAGCATATTGTTTTTGCGTTGGCTGGAATTGTTTTCTATAGCTTTCTAATAGGTAAAAAGGCATTGTTATATATTCAGGATGTAGTGGCACTGTGTCAGGTTTCGAATAATCCAGCTCAGTTTCCCAGCTTTTTGGCAACTTCATTAATTGAATATCATCTGTAGTTCCCACATGGCGCTCTGAAATTAGTTTCATTTGATCATGTGAAGAAGCAAGTAATTCAAAATCATCTTTATGAATAACAACTAATTCACACCCAAGTAAAGTTCTATCATGATGAACAAAAATATGAAGATACGCTTTTTGAGTTTCCAAAATTTCAATATAAAATTTATGACTAATAAACAAAATGTCTGCTTCACCAGAGAAATTGTCTCTATAATTTTCTTTTGCTAAAAATACTTTTTCCATTATTTTATTCATATGCACCTCTGCATTACCTGATCATGGGTGTGGCAACTGTTCAGGTTAAACAGCTTTTCGGTGATCAACCTAGCCACAAATTGATTATACCTTAGCCAAATTGCAAAGCACAGTTAAGAGCGGTTTGTGCTGCTAAAATATCTTGCTCAGATTGCTTAATTTCTGCTTCAAGTTCGGCGTGATAGTCACGTAATTTCATGGTGAATTCTTCTGGCTCACCCATTGAATTAATACGGCTTACTGCAATCGGTTGATCTGGATTTGAGAAAATCACATCAAGCGCGGCTTGTTCTTCTGGTGTTTCGCCAAACAATGAGCCTTGTCGCGGGTCGCCCATGTTTTCAATGGTCTGAATCTCAGAGTTAATGGATTCACTAATCGCCTTTGCGCTCTTGCGGTTATTATCAAAGACCTCAAGAAATCTTCTTGCTCCATCACTTAATCCATCATCAATAAGTTGGCCTTGATTTAAATAGTCACGAACCTGTAAGCCATTTGCTTTTAAGTCTGTAAGCTTTTGCGCTGCCTGTGCTAAGTCTTTAGAAATTGAATTTTCAAAGCGCCCGCCTTGTTTCACTAAATCATTAAGCTGTGATAATTGCGGAGCCGCACGGAGTAATGCATTTAGTACGTTTTTACTATCATCATCTAGGTTTTCAGATAGACGAGTTACAAGGTTAGAATCACCATAAGCACGTTGCACTATTGCTGATTCAATTCGGCGCTTACCCTCTTGAGATAATCGACCATCACTTGTGATTACCGATCCACGCTCTGACTGTGGCAACTGGTCTACAAAACTACGGATGTAATCCATTGAGCTATCAATGTTGATAGCCCCATCACTATTGATTTTTAACAGCGTTGAATCTGGCAAACGATCTGCATCACTCAATGCGCGCTCAGTTGCGCTGAATTGCGCCACATCGCTTTCATTGGCTAAACGCGAGAAAGCTACACGGTCAACATCACTAAGGCGTGTACGCACTAAAACAGGTTGATTTAACCCTGAAATATCCATACCCCTTTCGTTTGCCCAATTCTGGATAAAGTCGCGGTACGCTTCTGCACGGCCATTTTCATAAGCTCGCCCAATTGCTAACGTACGCCCATTACCAGACTCAACAACGTTATCGGGGCCAATAATCGGCGCACCATCAGAAAGTTTGTAAGACTCGCCTAATAGTTCAGGTTTTAAGTCATCGGCCATACGTTCAATTTGCTGACGTGATGCTTCGCGGGTACGGTCACGTGGTTGTAATTCGCTAGGGTAAAGTGGGTTTACACCATACAAACGGTCATTCGATGCAATTAAATCGACCCAATCTTTCACCTCATAAGCAAAGTCATAGCTAGAACCATCCATCCCATAAGCTGTGCTAGGTTCACCATAACGTGAGGTTAATTGATTCCACTTGTTGCGCCACTTATCAATAGCTTGCCCAACGGTCATACCTGACATGCCGTTATTTTTAACTATGGCATTAGCATTTTTAGAATCGTAAGAACGGACTACGTCAATTAATGGGCGGTTTGGATCGGCCTCAAGTACTTTTACTGCCCCGCCTGGTCCTAACAAATGCCCTAAGTACTGCTCATGTGCTACAGGTTCACGGCCTAAGCTTTTTCGGATAAAGCTATTGGCTTGCTTAATATGCTTTAAACCAATTCGAATTTGTTCTTCTACGTTGTTACGATCTTTACCGCCTAAGTTTTTCCACGAATCATCTAAGACTTGAAAAAGACCATAAGCGCTTGAAGTTGGGTTTTTAGCTGTGTGGCTAAACTGTCCACCTGTTTCGATATGGCTAATGGTTAGCGCAACACTTGGGTCTACACCATCTTGTTTTGCTCGTAGTGCGATTTGTTTTGCATTTGTAGGTAATGAGCTATTTGCATAGTCTATGGTTGCTCTACGCGCTTCTCCTTCAACTCTAGATGGCACGCTCACAGTCTGACCTTTCAAAATTTGGTCGGTAGCTGCATCTAAATTTTTATAATGGTTATTTTGTTGAACTGGATCTGTAGTACGCACCGGCAGAGTTGTATCTTCGAACTCAAAACTATTTCTTACCAACGTGTCATTAATCTGGGCATTTCGAGTTTCAATATCATCTGCATTCAATTGATTTATTTCGGCGTCAACGTCTTGGTCTAACTGGTTTTGTCTTGAACCTAAATAACGCGCGCCACCGAATAGCAATGCATTTAAAGCTAAATCTGTAGCAAACGACTCGCCCGTAACTTCAAATTGCTTGGCTTCTTTTTCATTGCCAGCGGCTTTAAGAATTTGATTGCTTGTATATTGAACGCCTGTATTTAAAGCTGTTGCCCCGCCTACTGATAAAGCAGCATCACCAACTAAACCACCAGTACCGCGAAATCCGTAACTCATTGGCAAAGCTGTGCCAATAGCATCACCCACAGCATTTACGCCTGCAACTTGTAAAGCTGTATTCTCATCAACTCCTTTACGGGTTAAATCAGTGTAGATGTAATTACCAGTTGATCCACCTGTAAGCGTAGCAGCGCCAAGAGTACCACCAGTTGCAGCACCTAAAGCACCGCGCCACAAATAATCACCAGCACCAACACCAAAACGACCAACGATGCCTGTATTTTCTTTATCTTCTAGTTTATCAATAGTTCCATAAACCAGATTGTCACGGGCCTTTTCACGTTTAGCTTTGTACTCTTCGTACGGTTCAATAAATTCATTAGTAGAAACGTCTTTCAGGCTATAGCTAACACGGTCTACTACCGCATCGATCGGTGCTGAAATAGCATCACCAACCTTGTTTAAGCCAACAGCCATACCTCGAAAAGGTGATGTGATTGCGCCATCAAAGATGCCAACTTCATCTTGTACAGTTCGCTTGCCAATAATGCCCTTGTTTTGTAGTTCCTCTACTGACTTCTGCTCATCATCTGCAAACGTGTCATACCAACTCATTTACCCACCCCATTCATTGTGATGCGCCAGACAGCATTCTTAACTATCAATTGCTGTCCACGTTCATTAATCAAGTCATATTGAACTGCACCTGTACTTGATGGCTTGCCTTGTCGTAAACGGAACTCTTTTAAATTATTAACACTAATCCCTGTTTGTTTAGAGATTGTTTGATAGCCTCTTTCTAGTTGAGCTTCAAAAGCATCATCTGTAATTCCATAAGGCTTTGTAACTTTCCAATCTGAAACCCTTTCACCTCTATAGTTCATGAAAGAAGTTGGCTGCGTGTATACTCCACCTGTTGCCATTCCTAATGCAGTATTAAGGATCTTTTTGTTAGGCGACTCATCTTTAGAATCATGGCTAAAACCACGTTCATTCATGGTATCTGCATAAACCGCTTTAAATACTTCATAAGCGTTATTAGCATTAGTTCCTGTTAGGGTCTGACCGACATATTTATTGAATGCTTCTCTTAAGTCATCCTCTTTAGGCATCATTAGCTGTTTGTTTTTTAAAAGCTGAGTACCGATAACAATTGAGTTTGCTAGTTCTCGGCCTTCTGTAGATTGATAGCCATTAGCTTTAGCAACACCAGCCATAACATAATTCATGTTGCCACCACCTAACTGACCTAGTGCGGCGCCCCATATTTTTTCACCACCCTTAACACCTTTGGTTTGAGTAACCATAGAGCTGATCAAATTTAGTTTTTGATCTACACTTGCATCATCCCATGCCTTTTTAGCCGCTGGTAACGCTTCATTCGGAATAGGCTTAATCGTTGCGTTTGGATCTTTGTCACGCTGTGCTACTTGATAAGAACCAATAGTCACAATGTTTTTAGCAAAGTCACTTGGATTAACTTTTAGGGTTAATGGGTTTACTTCTGGTAGCTCAATACCCTTTTCGCGCAATGCCTGAGTCGGGTTTTCCTTAGCTGTTTTAAGCTTGTTGTCGTAAATGCTTTGATAAGTGCTTAAAATTTTGTTTTCTGCTACAGGATCGGCGGATGAGCTATTCTTCATCTTTGCCTTGCGGCTGTTAATTTCAGCAAGTTGTTGATCAGTAGTTAGGCCCTGAAACCGCATGAAATCAGCAGATTGTTTTCTATAAAACTGATATTCCGCTTCTGACGGTGTGCCTTTAACTGCATGTTCGACATCATTTTGATATTTCAAATCTAATGGACGACCAGTCAAAGTACTTTGAATAAACTCATTAACGACCTTTTCAGCTTCATTAATCCGCTTGTTTTCTTGTACTTGCTGACGTTGTTGCAATGTAGTGATCTTGCTTTGAATTTCAGTCTGGAACTTTTGAACCGCTGACCCATCAATAAACTTATAGTCTTTTAGACCTGTAGCAACTTCTTGAAGTTCTTCAACACTGTTTTGGGCAATTGCAGTAGTGATGCGCGAGTTAATATCCGTGATATCACGTGTTGTCTCATATTTATTTGTGAGCTCACTTTTCTGAGCTTCAGACAATGGCAGACCAACAATGTTTTTTAAGAGATATTCTTTCCCTGCCTCACGCTCCATACGTGTTGCTACATCGAAGAACCGATCAGCTAAAACCCCGCCTTTCTGCGCATCTGCACGCAACTGTAAAGGCATGAACGAAGAACGCTGGCGTGTAACATTGCTATCCCAATATTTTTTTAAGTCATCCTGAGCGTGACCCGGCAAGCTAGTTTGAAGCTCTGTGAATTTAGTGTTTGACCATGTATTTAGCTCTTCATCAGCTTGCTGTGTATTGATTACACCATTACCAAGACGGTTTTTAATGTCCACCACTTTGTCATTAAAGTCTGTAGATAGTGATTCATCAAGCTTTAACTTACCTTCTTTTTCTGCAAGTTGGTTGTTGTAAAGCTCTAAGTTTTTAGCTGCAACCTCTTGCTGACGTTGCTGGTCGTCACGTGCCTGTATAGCCCCACCAATAGAACGGCCAATTTCAGCCAAGCCAGTATTAGGCGTAAACGATTGCATTTGAGCTTGTGGAGCTTCACGACCACGAGAAATAGGAATTCGCATTATTTCCACCCACCATAAGCTTGAGCAACAGTATCAATAATGTTACTCGTCGCCTTCATACCGTAATTATTACGTTGTGCCTTACCTTGTCGGCGTACATCAGCAGCCGCATAACCCGCTTGCAGTTGGTTTAATAAGGCGTTGTAAGAAGCATCCGAAATAATTTCATCACTGATTACAACTGGCGCACCTACATTTACATCCAAACCATTTTCAGCAGCCGCAGCCATGGCACTTGATGCGTCTCGCTGCCCTTGTTCTTTAATCTTTTTGCTTTGAACTTTGGAAACGGATTGAATTGTTTTTGCATTACCCTTAGCTGTAGCGTCTGCCATAAGCGCATTTGAGATATTGCCAACAGCTTCAAGGCCCGAAGAAATAGCACCACCTTTGCACATGCTTAAACCTCCATCTCAAGAACATAGCCAATTAAGTTAAAACCAAGGCTCTCATAGAGTTTTACTGTTTTATCTGCATGAATGCCTGTCATAGTTCCAATCTGGATACGGTCAGCATTCTTAAGCTGTGCCCAACCAATGAAAGTATTTACTAAAAGCTTGGCAATGTTTGATTTACGATACTCAGGAAGCACATAAACACCTTGTTCAAAAGCTAATTTGTGCCCTGTTCGCCAGTCAGTTTCAATAACACCGATGACTGTGCCCACTGGATTTTGATATTCATCTAAAGCTAGGAAAATTGAATTATGTTTTTTGATTAAATATGCGAATAGATCAGATGCGCTTTGCTCATCAAATCCTTGTTTTGAAAAGATTGGTGATTCTTTAGTGAGACGCTTGCCGAAATCAACAAGCGTATCTAAATCATTTAGGTTTGCTGCCCGTACTTGCATCTCATTTCTCATTAATTGATACCAACATAGAGATACTTTGCATGTGTAAAGGCATAGGTTTGTCGTGTGTTATCTTGACCTCAAGTTCATGTAATGATTGCCAACCAACAAATGAATCGACCACATAACCTGTGTATGGTAAATTTACGAACGCTGATTGATTGTAATACTTGGTAGATAACTCTTGACCATTGATATATCCACCTACTGATGCATTTAAAAAGATAGCCATCTCATGCACTTGAATCTTATGAAACATTGCGGTTGTTGGTACTTGGCTAAAGTCTGGCGGCAATAGATCAATTTCAGTTTTAAACGGTTGTCCAAGGTGTACAGTTTGGGTTAGATCAGTGTTAGATAGATTAATATTGGTGCCACTAATCGTATAAGTTGAATAGAAATATCCATCCGCATTATTAAAATTAACTAGTGGATTATCTAAAACCGGAATATCAAGATTCAAAATAGAACCAACACCATTAGTTACGTTGATATCAAACTCACAATCACTTTGTGCGGACTCGCTAAACTCTTCCAAGACTGTAGAGCCATTACGAATAGTCAGCATGAAACATTGGTCTTCACCTAAACCAGTTGGCAAGGCGCAAATAGATAAAACTTGTCCACCAAAATCGTGCTGAGACCAAGCATTCATTTCCTGATCACGGTTTAGTGTGATACTTGAAACTGCACCATCACCCATGACAATCCAGACAATAGAATTTGGTGTTTGCTGGAAAGTTAATTCTTTAATCCCAGCATGGTTTTCAGGTATGTGCGGGGCAATTTGCGACAATTCAGGTGAAACAAGGCCATCAACTTCATAACGGTACGACATTGCGCGCAAACGCTCACCACCACGTTGCACAAAGAGAAGCTCATTACCCACGCGGCAAGGTTTAACATTCGCTTGAACACCATAAGAAGTGTGCTCATCAATCTGTGCTGAAGCTGGTGTTAAAGGGCCTTGAGAGTTAATTAAGAACTCAGCACCACCAGTTAATGCAACTACACCACCACGCTGTGACAGGTGCAAAATATTGTCAGATTGGGCTGAACTTGAAGCAATGCTAAACGCATCTGCGTCTTGAGTTGTCTCTAAGAAGTTACCATCGTCACCAATCCGGCTAAACCACATCTGATTAGGGCTTGTTTTGGTATTGGCAAATACTAAGCGCTGTTTAAAGAAGCACACTGCCTTTGGGTAACCCGCTGTAGCACTAAATGCGATACTTTTTAAAACCCAAGACTTTGCAATAGCTTGAACAGCAGAAGTTAGTTTTACTAAAACCTCACCATTTACACGAGAAGGGTCTACATATTGAGTTATTTTTACTTGCCCACCATTAATTTCAATAATTGAGCCTACATTTGAAGGTGTAAAAACGTTAGCTGCTTCATTTGTCACTTCTTCCCATTCCGAAGTAGTTGCAGTAGGCTCAATCCCTTTATTGTCAATCGTTGCACGCCAAGTCTTACTAGTGTGAATTACACGATCACCTGTTAAGTAAGTCTCAGTATTTGACCAGTTTGGGAATGATGAAGCAGTTAAGGAAATAACTTTTCCAACTTCTGTACCAGATGGTGTCAATGCTACGTTTGGAGTACTACCTAACTCATCATTAGGGTTTACGCCAAAGGTGAAGGCCGCAAATTGCCAATTCGTAAAGTCAGCAGAACACAGCAACCGCTGTACAGGCGTATCACCTTGAACGAAATACATACGGTATTTTGTATGCGCATACTGTACTTCACGTACTTTTTGAGCCGTGTTGTAAGGTGTCACAGTTTCATAAACAACTGTATATGTTCTTGGGTTGTAAACTTTTAGAAAGGACACGCCAAGTATTAGCAGATAAGTGTTTTCGGAGTTCGCAATAAACGGAATTAATCGTAATGCGTCCGCAAAAATAGAACGGAACTTTGTGCCTGGTCTTTTCTTTGCTCCACCTTCAACCAAAGGCAATGCATTAAGTAATTTTTTAGCACCATTTGCATACTGCTGAATGTCTGTGCGCGTCCAAAGTAGCGGGCTTAACTCGCCAGAACTCAGGTTATTTTTTAGGATCCACTGTCTCATTAGAAGCGCTCCTGATAATAACTTGATTCGACATATTGAACGTCTTGGCTTGGTCGCTCTTGGCCGTTTACCGTACGTGCTTGCTTAATCAAAAATTGGAATTTCGCTTCTGCAGACTGACCAGCTGCATCACTTCCCGTGACTGGTTTAGATAGCTCTGACGCCATTTTGTATGTAACCGCTTGAACTAACATTGCATCCCATGTTTGCTCGTTATCGTTGTCAAAAACATATTCAAGGTAAACCACTTCTGTGTCTGCCAAGATATATCGGTTCTCGACTTCATAATGTTCAGTGTTAGCCGAAATAATCAGAACGTAATCACTAGGTAGTGGGAATGCATGAGCATAGCCAAAACTTGGATAGGTGGAGATTGGAGATAAGATTTGCCGTTTTTTGGCACACGACCAAGGATGTGAGCGCAGTATTGATAACCGCGTAGTGTCATATAGATTGCGGCACGTTTGAGCTAATTTTGTATCTTCCTCAAAACTAGCAATTTGTTGCCCGCCAATCATGCTCAATGCATTATTGCAAATGGTGACTTTAGATACAGACATAAGAAAACCCCGAAGCTTTTTGGATAGTTTCTTCGGGGTTTAAAGGTGTTTTGTTGAGTATAAAAAGCACCCCACCGCCTGCCCTAACAGTGGGGTGAAAGCACTTACACTAAGAAGTCGATAGCAACCACTTTCTTCTCATTGGCACGAGCCGCGCCAAATGAGTGAACGCCACCAACCTGTTTGATATTCTTCTTGTCTGGACGAGTAGAAATATCAAAACCTGTAATGTCTGCATCACCAAAGTGTGCAGCAGTTCCCGCATACATAACTGTACGACGCTCTGTAGCACCGCCAGCACCATTGTTGAGTTTTTCGTAAGGGATCCACTCAACACCAAGCCAATTCGTTGTTACTTGACCTTCTTGAAGCATCTGAATTTTCAAGTAATCAGCATTGGTGAGAGTAGTATCATTAAGGAAGATTTCCATCATATGTGAATCGTAGATCATATATAATTTTTCCCCATTCTTTTCGTCACACTCATTGGTTCGGAATAGGGTTTTTGCCTTAATGATTTGCTTTTTCAGTGGTCCAAAACTTGAAAGAATGATCTGAGTGTTTGGTAAAGCAACCTGAGAAACAGTTTTAGAACCTGCATCGTCTACAGTGGTGCGTGTAACACTGCCAATTAGAGATTGGTAGATGATGTCATCTGTCGTACGATTGCGGGCACTAACCAAGTTCTTCATGTACTTGTCATTTGGATGCGCCTTTAACTTTGGAATATCACGGTTTTCAATCGGAATAAATAAATCCCAATCTGACATGAGCGCTGTACGCACGCCAGCGTCTGGAATAGTCCAATTAGTATTACCAAAACGCGCACCAGAAGGTGACATTTCGACTTGACCCATATCATTTACAGTGAATGATTCACCGACAATTTTTCCACGGTTCACAATTGTTTTAAGTAATCGTGACTCATTTTGCATTGAGGCAACTTCGTACGTGTCATGAAACTGTTGTACAAACGCTGCCGTAATTTTATTTTCATTCGCCATTGGTTAGCCCCCTAGCCGTATGCTTTTTGGTAATAACTTTGAACTTGGGCAGTGACACGTTTGTGGTCGGGATGACTTTCATCCATGTATGCCTCTGATGCGATTAATTCTTGAATGTTCTCGGCACCGCTTTGTTGGGTGTTTTGAGGCGGCATATCTTCTTGTAATGCCTTGCCAAAGTAGGCAGCTAGACGAATACCGAATGTTGGGGAGTCAACGTCTGTCGTTTGCAGACCAGCTGCTTGAATTGCTTGATTGGCGAAACGTAAGTTAGCTTCGTAATCGTTACCCCAATCCTGTTGAAGTGCTTCTACTTGCACAGCTGTGTGCTGGTCAAAAGCCTTCATCACCACCGACATTTGTTCATTGGTTAGACCAGCCTGATGAGCACTTTCTAAAAAAGCTTTGTTATCTTCATTAGATTTGAATGCATCGAAATCAAAGCCTTCCAACTCAACTTTGTAAGCATCCGCAGACTCAGGAATATCTGGCTTGGTTTCTGTTTCAGATTCAGGCTGTTTCTGCTCTTGAGTTTGGCTCTCAACTGGTGGCGTTGCTGTATCCACAGGTGTTGTTTGAGTTTGTTCAGTTGCTTGAACGTTTTCTGTGTTTGTCTCTTGTTGTTCATTAAGCATCGTTCTCTACCTCACTGTAATTTGGGTCATTTGCTTTGTTGATTTCATTGATGATTCCAGCCACAACGCTTTGTTGACCAAGCTTGTAATTGGTTTCACGGTCTGTATTTGAGAAGGCATTGCGGCAATACTTTTGAGTCAGATGCTCAAGAATGCGTTGCCCGTTCAGATCCAGATCAAACACGACCCGATATGTCTCTGGCGTTGCTGGGCGTAATGCTCTGTGTTGAACAAAAGTTCCAACTTCTTCGGGCTTCTGTTCCTTGTTGCGGAGGCTTTCTTCAAGCTGCTGAATGCGTGAATTGGCTTTATCTAATTCCTCTTGTGACTTAGCCAATTGAATGGTGGTATCTAAGTGCAAGCGGTTCTCCGCCCAATACTTTTCTTTCCATTCCTCACCACTAACTTTGTAAGCGAAGGCAAATGCAGCAGCCACGATCAAGGCAAGAACCGCAACTACAAAAAGGACATTAATCATTGTCGTGTCTCACTGGTTAATTCAGACTCAAGGCCCTTACCGACTGCATTTGCGAGTGGTTGTGCTAGAGCCTGCTCTTGTTCTTGTTGTGCAGCTTGTTGCTGTGCTTCCTGACGCTGCTTACGGATTGCATCGATCTGATCTTGAGTACGTAGAATTGCTGTAGGCACACCTAAGCCCATGCCTGAAACTTGCGCTACGGCATCCATGTCTACGTTGTCTAGGATTGAAGGATCTATTTGAGCTACGTTCGACATTCCAGCTAAGAAGCGCTCAATTGCTGTGACTTCTTCAAGTTGCTGTGAACGAGCCAAAGCAGAAATAAACTTGAATGACAGGTTGCGGCCTTGCATTTCTTCTGGTGCTTCACCAATCACGCCAGCACGATAAGCAAGCCCAAAAGTACGCTCTAACAAAGGTGTTAATAATTCAGCTTGCCAACGACCATACAGCGGCCCTAATTGCTGACGAATTAAGTCAACACGGACATGCACTTCGGTTGCGGTCATTGCTGGACCATCAGCAGGCTGTAACTGATCTGCCATCATCTTTTTACGGATTGCACCTTGAAGATGAGCTAACAAATCAACGCCAACTTGATAACCCTTGCCGTCATCAATGCGTTTCAATGAGTTCACATCATTAACAACAATGATTTTCCCACCCCCAAGACGAACAGTTCTTGGATTAAAAACGCCATCATCAACACCTGCATACATGCCTAGAGTTGAGATTTCGGCACTACGCAACGTGTCGCGCATTAACTTGTTAGCTGTTTTAGCGTCTGGCAAAGCAATAGAGACTTGTCCAGTCCCATAAACTGAATTTGGAATCTTTCTAAAGCGTGGAATTACAAAAGGAAATTCGTTGTAGCCAGTCTCACGAAGAACATTTTTTTCATCAACTTCAACGTGATAAGACGCAAAAGGCATTTCCTTTGGCATCAATTGACGATCACCTTTGATGTAACCTGTTTTACGTGGTTCAACCACCCACAAAACCTTAACTTTGCAATCTGGTTTTGACTTGTAAGTGTTGCGAACCTTCTCACTGACCTTGTTTTCGCCATACTCATTGACTAGCGCAGCCATCGTCATTTCATATTCACGATAGAGCGTGTCAACTTTCTGGTCTTGTCGTGTTGAAGCTAGATAGCATTGCCCTATATCCCATGTCTGGAATACATAACCACCACCTGCATGACGATCTACATCGGCATACATTACGCCCCAACCAGCAACTACACAGTCGAGGACTAAATCAAAGATTTCACTATCGTAGTTAGCCCCGTGAATGTTGCGCCAAATGAATTGACACACCTCATCAAGCCACTTCTCACCTTCTGTTAGCTCTGCTGGATCATCCACGCCATTCGGCACAGCTTTAAACCACAGCGCATTAGCTGGCGTGGTTCCTGAAATGATGCTTGATACAAGTAATTGAGTTGCTTCTGATAGTGTTGAATCTAATAGCTCAGCTCGTTGTGTCTTACGTGTATCAGTTACATCATCACCTATAAACGATTGCTGACGCTCAGGGGCCGCATAGCGATAGCACTCAGACCAATGTGGTTCTAAGCGGTTCCGCGCTGCTTTAAGCTCGCTTAAGCGTTTGCATAACCTTGCTACTAGCTCACTCATATCAGCCGCCTAAAGTTGTTTTCTTTTGGTTGTCTGTAGCAGACGCCAAAACAGTTGAAGCATTGCGTTTGCGACGCTCTGCCGTAGCCGCATTTGCATCTAATTGAGCTTGGTTTTTAGCGGCTGCATCTGCTGCTTCTGCATCAAAACCTTTTGAAGCACCTTTTGTGTCTGTGAGGCCAACAAGGTCAGACACAGATGAAAGTATTTTTCCTAGCCCGCCTCCGCACATTAGTCCGCCTCCTTAGTTGACCAACCTTTTTCAGTCAAAACTGGAACTCGTTTTTTAGGCTGTAGTGCACCAGCGACATTTGGCGCTTCTGGTTGCGTAGACTTCTTTAGCTCTTCCATTTGAGCGCGCATTTCAGCCAGTTCTTGACGCAATAGTTCTTCTTGAGATGGACCAGTTTCACCTGTGTTTTGATCATCACCACCTGTGATATGACCTAAAGCAGCATCAGCCTGATCTTTAGTTGAAGTGTCTTGGGTTGTATCTGGTGTTTGTGCTTGTTGTTCTTGATTCGTCTCAGCAGTCACACCCGGTGTTTTAATTTCTCGTTTAGCAGCCATGAAAAAGCCCCATTCGTTGTGAATAGGGCTAGTGTTGTGTTTATTAAGTTGGGGTTTGTTGGGTGATTAGTTGAGCCTCTTTGAATGTGGTCATTTCAGCTCCTTTTCCCAAGAAACATCATCCTCATGGACGAAATTAAAATCATCATCACTAAGGATTTTCCCGTGCCCTCTAGTGTTTTCAGATATTTCAGCAACTACAAAGCTGTCACCTATTTCGTATTTAGACTTTCGCCCACAAAACTGTCGTGTGTTTTCATATGAGATAACTTCAACAAATTGACCTTTTTTAATCATCAGTAAGGCACTCCAAAGAAATGGCCGTATAAACCAAATGAAAGTATCGCCAACATAACTATGCCCATCCAAAACAAGAAAAACTCTACAGGGTTCATCCTTCCCCCTTGAGCGCTTGCTCTAAAGCTTTAAAGGTTCGAATCATCGCCATTTTTAGAAACTCATGATTACCACGCATGTCCCCTTCAACATACTGCAAAGCATATTGAGTCTCCTTTAATGCCCCATATAAACGCTTTTGCAGCTCCTCCACTTTCGCTTGCTGCTCTTGGAACATGCTCCATGCTGCATTAAGGGCAATCACATCATTGTGATAGGCTGGATTAATTGAGTAATAAATCTCTGCCTTTTCATCAAAATCAATTTGCCATGATTTACACAAATCATAGGTTTTGGTCTGCTCAAACTGTTCTAATAGTGCTTTCTTATCCATCTCAAACATCCTTTGATTTACACAGCAGGCTGATGTGGTTTTCTATGTGGGAGTCGTCGCCTAGTGTTTCTGCCTCTTTCATGTAGCGTTCTATTTGGCGATCTCCGATTCTCTTTGCTTGCTCACTTGTAAAGCTAAAGCGACTTTTAACGATTGGTTTATCAATGCGGTGGCCTGCTGCTTTAACAACATGAATTGCCCATCCAGAACCCAATTTCGTACCATCTTCAAAAACAAGAATCTCAATCTCATATCTGTTCCATTTTGAGTCGAAGCATGGTTTGTATTCGATTGCTGCAACCTTATCCATCCAAGTAGATGAATCATCCTTCATCTTGACCAGATCCCCAACTTTAAACTCACTCATGGCTGGCTCCTTTTTCCATTACAGCCTGAACAACCCCACCAATCAGAAACACGAAGACGCTTAGCCTTATTTTCTCTACACCATGGCTTGTGTAATGAGCGCTTATATTTCAGATCCGCACCTTCAATCTTTGCTAGAAGTACATTAGGTTTACTCATCCCCGCCTCCGTATATTGATTCGTGGACCTGAGCCAATTCCTTGATTTTTTCACTTGAATAAAAGACACCATCTCGTGTGATCCCACTTAGTGAAAATGGTGAATTAGCCATATCAAGCAAACCATTTAAGGCATCAATCCCACCAAGCATTTCAGCCAAATCCAAAGACTCCACTAGACGCATAAGCTCTGTGATCGACACCGCATCATATGAAGGGATATGCTCTGAAAGCTCTAATGTCTTAGCATTCACATATAAGCCGCCATATGCCTCAGCCTCTTCAATGCAATCCTTGATAGCATCCAACCCCTGCTCACGAATAAACTGTTCTGGTTTCATTGTTGTAATTCCTCATCTAACTGAGCAGCGAATACATCTAATGTTTCAAGTAGATCAAGCTGCCCAATATCGTATTTATATGTTTGCCATTCGCCTTCACGTGGTACGCGCTGTAAGCCTGTTTGTTCTTGCCATAACATGATGAATTGCTCACCGTGTATGTACTCTGGAATGGATCCAGTAGACCAAGAAGAAACAGTGCTGCCACCCGACACATCAAGAACGTATGCAATCTTTTCGTGCGACCATCCAAGGTTGCGTAAATCTAGAATCATGCGGTTGAAGTCTGGGCGTTTATAGCCTCGGCGCTGGCGCAAGAACTCTTTAGCTTTTTTCTTAGTTTCGAGAAAACGCGCGCGTGCGCGAGGGTTGTCTGTAAAAGCTGTACTATCAACACGCATATTCATCTCCTAGACCTCGCTAACCTTGAGCTTAATAAGCCCACCTTTGATGACATTCCCACGCTTTACTAGAAGCTCATCGAACTGTTCATCGTCCACACATAGACCGCATTTCACTAAGCTATCGATAGTCGCTTTTAGGTAGTTATCGATGTCTCGGCATTGACGCGTAGGGAAATGAAAAGTCACTTCTAATTTTAGTCGAGCAGTTGATTTATGAGCCGGTACAACTTGGCGAACCAATGCATGAAAATCACGTGCTTTATTGCTTAGAAATCTTCTTTTTCCAGAAGCTACCCAGTAGTGATTTACTGACGGTGGTGCAGTTTTAATTTCGCAATCCAGAATGACTTTTAACCCATCTTCGTAAAACGCTCTAATTTCGCCTGTATTAGCTTCATTCAGTTGCGCCGCTACCCTTGCATCACTTTTGCTTTTATCGCGCTGTAATGTGCCGTTTTGTGCGTTATTTCGCTCGTTTTGAATTGCTTCTAGCTGTTGTTCAGTTATTCTCATGATTTTGCCCCGAATAATTCTCTAGTTTTTTGGGTTGCTTCATACTGAATTGTTGAAACTTTCGATAAGTACCCTTCCTTGTTTAAAATCGCCAAGCATTTGTAAGCGCATGCTCGACTCCCATTCACTACACGCTCTACAATTTCAGTGACTGTGAAAGGACTAGTGGCATTGGCTGCATACAAGAGAACATCCAAATACCGTTCAAAGATTTCGAATTGCTTTTGTTGTACTTTCATACCGCCCTCGCATCTTTCCAGTTGCACTCAATGGTTGTGAGTCCGCCATGTTGGAATCGTGACCATAGGCGATCACCCAAATCATTTTTGAGTTGTTCAAGTGTCATGTTTGAAATGAGCATCGTTGCTTTGCATGCGTCATAGCGTGAGTAGAGAACTTTGTGCACTAGCTCTAAGCGCTTTTCACGGTCATGCAATCCGTACTCATCAAGAATGAGCAAATCGTAGGTTGTGAACTCATGAATTACTGATTGCTCTGATTGATCTTTAGTGTCCTTGTCCCACGCTTTCATGATGCGTTGAGCCAATTCTTCGCTTGTGATATAGCGCGCATAGTTGCCTTTAGCTAAAAGCGTTCTAGCAGTTGCACACGCCAAATGTGTTTTACCTGTTCCAGTACTTCCAACCATGACCAAGTTTTTAATTTCGCCTTTTAAAATTTCACGAGCATAAGCTGTGGTTAGGTTGTAAGCCTCAATCTGCCCGTCATGATCACGACGATAGTTTTTAAATCCTGCATCCTTGTAGCGATCTGGAATCATTGCCCCTGCAAAGTGTTTTTCACGCACAGACTTCTGAACTTCAAAATCATGTTGCTTGTTAGCTGCATTCACATACTCGATTGCACATTGTGGGCAGCCTTGAAAGCCTCCCATGATGATTTCTTTCGTGTTGTGTTTCGTGCAGAAACCTGAACCTTGAATAACTTCTGGATTAAACATTGCGTTCACATCGCACCCCCTAAGATTCTGAATGCGCTTCTAGCCACTTCTGGAAACTGTCCGTTGCCAATGGCTTTAAGTCTGTCCACCCGATGGGCCACCCCATTAGCCACTCGACCCAATTGGGATTCAATGCCCCAGATGTGTCCGACACACTCATAGAAAGTCCGATTTGTTTGCCCTTCTGGATTCTCCGCTGGATCACAGGCGAACCAAGATTTCCTCGATCGCGGCAATCCGATGCTTGAGGTGTTGGATAATTCTTTACTTGCCCTGCCAATCCATTTCGGGGATCCGCGCTCACATTCCCTCGCTTGTTCCCGTCCAATGCTTTTGGTGTTGCCCACATCTTTATTGTTGATTCCAAGCAAGGACTCTTCCTGTTGCGTTCCGATGGACAATCCATTCGTGTTGCATCTGATGCTTTGGGAGTAGGCAACAATCCAGACTCGGTCACGGATATGGGGCGCTCCAAAGTTGGATGCTGATAAACGTGCCCATTGAGCGTCATACCCCATTTCGGCAAGATCACTAATGACTCGGGTAAGTCCTCTGGAAATAAGCAATGGTGAGTTTTCCACAAAGACGTATTTAGGTCGTACTTCACCAATAATTCGTGCCATTTCTGACCAAAGCCCGGAACGTTCTCCATCGATCCCCGCGCCTTTTCCCGCACTGCTGATGTCCTGGCATGGAAATCCGCCAGATATAACGTCAACAATTCCTTTCCAAGGTTTTCCGTCAAAAGTTGTAATGTCAGACCAAATCGGGAAAGGTTTGAGAAATCCATCATTTTGTCGTTGCGCCAAAACTTGGCTTGCGTAGGCATCACGTTCAACTGCGCAGATTGTGTTCCATCCCAAGAGATGCGATCCGAGTATTCCGCCACCAGCGCCTGCGAAAAGAGCCAACTCATTTAACTGATCTCCATAACTTTTAGAATTCATACCCAGTCCTCCGGTATTTCAGCTTCTTCAAGCGTCTTGGTGTACTGAACTGGGTTGTTAGCCCAAGCATCGTTTACGTTGCGTGATGTTTGAGGCTGTGCAGGCTTACGACTTGAGAAATTGCGTTTAATCCACTTCACAAAGTTTGTGTACATTTGGGTATCTGTAAGCAGACCCGCTTCAAGTTTTGTTGAGTAGTACCCATTGATCTCAAGTAACCAACCTTCAACCTCGGCTTGAGTCATTTTTGCGATACCTGATCTTTGCAACCAAGCATTCAACGCATCCAAATTTGGAGTCCAAAGTTTGAGCACTGCATCAACTGGATTTTCACTACATACATTTTCTTTAAAGTTTTCTTTAATATTTTCTTTTGTAGTGTCCCCATTTTTGGGAGTAGTCCCCTCCCCATTTTTGGGAGTAGTCCCCTCCCCATTTTTGGGAGTAGTCCCCTCCCCATTTTTGGGAGTAGTCCCATTTTCAGGGAGTACCTTATTTTGGGAGTGGTTTTCTAGCAAAAAATAGGTGTTTAATCCGCCAGTTTTGCGCTCAACTTTGATTAAACTTTTCTGTTCAAGTTCTTTAATTGAGGCATAGACCTTATCTGTTTTTTTGATACCGCACGCTTCTTGAAATTGCGTAGTAGCAATCTTGTCTGAGTTGCGATTAAAACCAGAAGTCTGACGAATTATTAGCATCAAACATTTAAATGCCTTGTCGCTTAATTGCGCCATTATTTGCTCGTCAATTAAAGAGTTAGGCAATCTTGTATAGCCGTCTTCTTTCTTTGACATATCTTGTCGCTCTTGTTTTGGAAACGGAATAACATCACCTTGTGGTGAGTCATGTTTATGTGCTAAATTCATATTTCAGTTCTCGTTTCATTGCTTTGCAGTGGAATGGCAAATTAGGTTCAACTGTTCCCGCAGTTGGGCCTTTTTTGTGCCTGTGTGTTTTGGTGTCACATCTCTTAAAGGCGGAGATGGCATCAATTCAAAGTCGCTGGTATTCCTTGTATCTTCGGTAACTGTGGTCAGATCGATAGGCATTTGTAGACAATTAAGCATCTCCTCAACCTCGAAGATTATGTCCATGGCAGCTATACGCATTAGCTCTGATGAGCCGTTTAACTTTCTAGAACGTGCAATACGCTCCAATTTGATTTTCATTTCTTCCGTGCACTTAAAGGTGACACTTGCGGTTAATTTCTCAGCCATGTCACCACCTAAGCCGCTTTGATCGTGTGTGGGATGTTGGGATTTACAAGCAATAATTTAGAGGCCGAACCTTCAGGAACCATATCGCCCCATAAGCTAACTGCTTGTTTACTAATCCCAATTGCTTTTGCCACACCGACTTTGGTTTTGAACGCCTGAATGGCGTCACTTTTCTTCATCAGTACTTGCACTTTCTTTACTCCAGTAAACAAAGACAAGTAAAGCATACTTTACTTAACGAAATCAAGCAAACTTTACTTATAAAAAGTTAAGCTAGCTTTACTAATTTGGGAATTTTTATTATGTCTTCGCTTCAAGAACGCATGCATCAAGCCAAAAAACACTACGAATCAACTCGTAATAAAAAACTAAAAAACACAGAAATGGCTGAATTCTGTAAAGTAAGTAAAGCAAGTGTTGGTCAGTGGTTTAATGGACCAACAAAAGAACTGGATGGCAGTAACTTGACTCTTGCAGCAGAATTCTTAGGTGTTAACCATAAATGGCTTGCTGGCGAACGTGCCCCAATGCTGCTAGATAAAAAATCAGATGCGAATGTAGTATTTAATAATGATGAAATTAGCAAAATTCCTGTACTAGATTATGTACAAGCTGGCCTTTTTAACTCTGTTGGTTACGATGGGGTAAATCCAATAGGTGAAACTTATACGACTTATAAATCAGCAAAAGAAAAAAGTGTATTTAGTCTTACCGTTCAGGGTGACAGTATGTTGCCAGACTTTAAACCAGGTGATCTTTTAACAATCGACACAGCATTAATGCCTCAGCCCGGTTCTTTTGTGGTAGCTCAAAATGGTGACTATGAGGCAACTTTCAAGAAGTATCGAGTAATTGGATATGATGATTTTGGAAGGGAAATTTTTGAATTAGTTCCTTTAAATCCAGACTACCCAACACTTTCATCACTTAATCACAATATATCAATTATAGGTGTGATGGTCTTACACATGAGAAAATATAAATAACAGGTATTAATATGGAATACATCATTTATGTGCTGGCAGTACTTGGTGTACTTTTTCTGTTTATATTCATTTGGATATTTAAAATAATAATTCAAACGAAACGAAACATTAAAATTAAACCAAGATCATTTACAAATGCAGAAGATTTAATCAACTTCATTAGGGCCGTTTTTGAATGCAAGTTGAAACATAAATCCATTTTGTTCGGTTTTGTAGAGTCAACTTATAGAAATAATGGTTTTACAGGTCTTTCAGACCCACATTTAGAAGTAGATGTGTCTATTGTTATTGACAATGGTTATAAAAAAATAGAAGCGACTTGCCCAGTTGTGAATGCGAATCTAGCACAAGGTGATTTTGTGGCTATCATGCCTATTTATAATCAGAGACATGACATATGGAGTTATGTAGTTACAGCTAAACTAAAAGCTATTTACCTTGGGGATAAAGGGTTTCAAGTAGTAGACCGATTTGTGGAATTAGAATAATCAAATATCCTCTTAATGACCCACTTCGGTGGGTTTTTTATTTTCTAAGAAATAAAAAAGTAAAGCGTACTTAAAAATAATTAGTAAAGTAGGCTTTACAATATCTGCAAGGTAAAGTATGCTTTACTCACTTTATAAACAAAAACCGCCATAGGGTTCGAAGACTAGGCGGTTTGCATCAAATGCGGAGATAAGTATGAATCAAAGTATTGAAAAGTACAAGTTAAGCCAGGCCTTTAGAGATGGCTCGAAAGCATTCCTAGCTTTCTGGGTTATCACCTTCATTGCATTTGCTTTTTTAAAAGGATGTGCCGACGAGCAACACGTCAACGAACTCAAAGCAAAACAGAATATGTATGTCCGCGTTCAGGTTGAGGGGGTGAAGTGATGGGATTAAGTTGCACAGCTTATAAGAAGCTTAGCCAATTTGATGGCACTTATGACGAAAATAAAGATGTTGTCACTAATGATGAAACTGGTCTTGTTGTAAATGAGGATGACTACTTCCAACCTTACTTAAACGGCAATTTCCCTAAACACGCAGAAGAACTTGTCGATACAGGTTATTACACCTTTGAAGACTCTTATTGGTTTAGAGCAGGTTCTTATTCTGGCTACAACAACTTTAGAGAGCAACTAGCAAAGCTTGCTGGGTATCCATGTATTGAGGGTGATGGTTGCCACCGTTGGCATTCAAACGGAGCTTGGAAGGCTACCTCTGGCCCATTCTGGGAACTAATAAATTTTAGTGACTGTGAAGGAGTTATTGGCACAGCTTACAGCAAGAAACTCTTGGCTGATTTCAAGCAGTTTGATGAGAAGGCTAAAGAGCTTGATTACCACTTTTATGAATCATATTGCGATTGGATGACAGCATTTGAATTTGCTTCAGACGATGGCGCAGTAGATTTTCATTAAGGAGCCCTCTCATGGATAACTACAAAATCAAAGTTAAAGGCGAGTTAGATATCTCTAAGGCTACTCTTGCGCTTAACTCACTTGGATATGTCCTTGGGAATTTACCAAAAGATAGCATCCATGTGATCTACGCAATGGCAGATAAAACAGTTCAGTATGTGACGTATGACGATGGATATGATTATCACGGGATTGAAGCAAAAGATTTAACTGTTGATCAACTAAAAGATAAAGCCGTACTACATCGAAATAATCCTAACGATGGTAACTACAGTTTATTTATCTCCGAACCCCAAGGGCATTTAAACCTTTATAAAACCTCGGAAGATGTTTTTTATGTGTTTTGCAATCGTTTGATGATTTGGGATAAGAGTCGCGCTGTAAATATCAATACAGAAGGTTTAGTGAAAAAAGGTGAAGAAAAAGACCCTACCTTGATTAGCGGTGCGGAGGCGTTAGATGCACTTAAGGCAAAGAAGGAAGTCGAATATTGCGAAGAAGGGTTGAATGATAGCTGGTTATCAGCAGAAACCTTGCCAGTAGTTTATTTCTTGACAGACTCTTTCAGGTTCCGCCTCAAACCCCAAACCATCAAGCTTGAACTTGAGCTGCCGAAGCCTTTTGAGCCAGAAGAAGATTGTCACGTTTACATCTTAGATGACGGAAAAACAGATGGCTATCGTCGTTATTCCTACGAAGTTCATGGTGATAAAGGAAATACATTTATTGGTATTTGGAAAACTGAGGACGAGATCAAGCAAGTCGTAGAGCAACTCAGAAAGATACGAGGTACTAACTCATGAATATGTTAGCCCTTAAACCTGAGTTGCTATGCCCTTCTTTCCCTTACTTAGATATGTCTGCTGACATTCAAGTTGAAGGCGAAACGGTCTATTTCGATCTAACTTACGGCTGCAATGTTCTTAACTGCCAGATTAAAGCTGAAACGACTTATGACACTCGTGAAGTAACTGATCAGTCCAGTGGTTGTGCACGTGACCAAGAATATGAAGTGCTTGTAGTAGATACAAAAACTCATGCAATCGTAACTGATAAAGACGGAATTGAGTCACCTATAGGCTTACGTTTCAAGCTAACAGACGCACAAGTAAACAGCTTAAACGAGCAGCTTAAATACTATGCCGAAGAATTGGCAGATGAAGAGTGGGAGTGGTGTGATGGGAACTAAATACGATTGGTCAACCATTCCAGTAGAAGCCAATTGGGCTGCAACTGATGCAGATGGGTTGACTTGTTGCTACACCACTAAACCTTTTATGTGGGGCAATGAGTGGTTAGTTAAGGAACTTGATGAAGTTGTTCTTTGTTATGGATCTGAGCCTAAAGAAGACTGGAAAGACTCACTCGAACAACGACCAGTAGAAAATAATTAGGAGAAGATTATGAATGCGCCAGTTAATGAATTACAAGTATTAGAACAAAACGTAATTGTAGCGGCTTTCGCTAAACGTGGTGGTACAGATGAATTGTATGAACGTATTGCTCAAGAAGTTTGCTCTCATGTACCAGATGTAAGTACTAAAAAAGGCCGTGATGCGATTGGTTCGCTTGCTTTAAAAATCAGTAAGTCAAAAACGCTTATTGAGAAATGTGGCAAAGAATTAGTAGCTGAACAAAAAGCTCAAATCAAAGTGATTGATGATGATCGAATCTCAATTGTTAAGAAGCTTGATTTATTACGCAATGAGGTTTTGGCACCACGTGATGCTTGGGAACAAGCTGAGAAAGATCGTGTTGAAAAACACCAACAGGTAATTACTGGGCTTAAGAATAATGCTCTAGTTTCTAGTGAAGCAACTGTAAGCGATATTAAAGAAGTAATCTCTATTGTTGAGAACACAATTGTTGATTCATCACTAGAAGAGTATGAACAAGAAGCAAAAATAGCGAAGCTTGAAACATTAGAGAAGTTACGCACTACCCTTTCTACACGTGAACAATATGAAGCTGAGCAAGCAGAATTAGAGCGGCTACGCAAAGCTGAACAAGAACGTTTACAGCGAGAACATGAAGAACGTATTGCATATGAAGCTGCTGAAAAAGCCCGTCTTGAAGCTGAACGTAAAGCTAAAGAAGAAGCTGAACGTGTAGAGCGTGAAAAACAAGAAGCTATTGCAAAAGCAGAGCGTGAAAAACGTGAAGCCGCTGAACGTGAAGCTCGTTTGGTTGCTGAAAAAGAAGCTGCTGAATTGCGCGCACAACATGCTGCCGAAGCAGAACGTAAACGTATTGAAGCTGAACAAGTTGCGAAGCTTGAAGCAGAACGCCAAGCAGAAGAAGCTCGTCAAGCAAACCAAGCTCACCGTAAAAAAATCTGTAATGAAGCACTTAAAGGTTTATTGGCTTTAGGTATTGATGAAGCAAAAGGCAAAGAGATTTTGCAAGCAATCAATAAAGGCTTAGTTCCACACGTATCTATTAAATTTTGAGGATTAGAAGATGAGTAATATTGTTTTGTCGCAAGTTAGCAAGATTGCATCAGCTTTTAATATGCAAGATGTTGATCCTGCTGAGTTAGCAAATACTCTTGTTAATACAGTATTTAAGAAAGCAACAAATGATGAATTTCTTTCTCTATTAATTGTTGCAAACCAGTACAAGCTAAACCCTTTTACAAAAGAAATTTATGCATTCCCTGCCAAAGGTGGCGGCATCACACCTGTTGTTGGTATTGATGGATGGGCACGCATTATTAATGACAATCCTGTATGTGATGGTATCCAGTTTGAACAAAATGATGAGTCATGCACATGCAAGATTTTCCGTAAAGACCGCAACCACCCTACTGTTGTGACTGAGTATTTATCCGAGTGTCAGGGTAATTCAGAACCTTGGAAAAAATACCCAAAACGGATGCTACGTCATAAGGCTTTAATTCAATGTGCCCGTGTTGCCTTCGGCTTCTCAGGTATTTATGACGAAGACGAAGCTCGTCGTATTGATGATTGTCATATCCCTACCGTTCAGACTGTTAGTTCAGATGTCCCTCAAGGTTATGAAGCCTATGAGCAGCAGCATTTAGATAACATGCGCGCTTTGGCAATGGAAGGCACAGAAGCCTTGCAAACTGGCTACGCTGAATTGCCTCAGGGCGACTGCAAAAAATACTTCTGGACTAAGCATAGCGCTTCATTAAAAGAAGCAGCTCAACATGCTGATCAACCACAAGGACAAGTGTATGAACATTCTCCAGCGTAGTAAAGATTGGCATTCGGAACGCTGTGGCAAAGTCACAGCAAGCCGAGTAAAGGATTTAAATGCAAAGCCAAACAAAGGCAAAGCTTTAAATGCATTGGGTTTAACTATTCTAGCTGAGCGCCTAACTGGCGTTCAGAAAGAAATCTTCACTAACCAAGCTATGCAATGGGGTATCGACAACGAGCCTCATGCAATAGCAGCTTATGAAAATGAAACGGGTAACTTTGTAGTTGGAACAGGCCTAATAGATCACCCTTTCATTGAAATGTTTGGGGCTTCACCAGATGGGCTTGTTAATGAAGATGGTCAAATCGAAGTTAAGTGCCCAGACACTACAACGCATTTGAATACCTTGCTGACTAAGCAAGTGCCAGATGAGTACATCCCGCAAATTACTAGTCAATTGGCTTGTACTCGTCGTGAATGGTGTGACTTTGTGAGCTATGACCCACGTTTACCAGAAGAACTACAGATCATCATTATTCGTGTGTTTGCGAAAGACTTGGCTATCGAAGCACTAGAGCAAGATGTTCAGAACTTCAACCAAGCTATAGATGACGCGATTAAAACATTAAAGGTGGCAGCATGACAGATTTGAATAATACAAAACTTTGGGCAGTGAATATTCCAGAAGAACCTGATTCAGAACTTCTCCACCCTGTTCCATCACAAAAAATTGGTAAGCAGCTTGTTTATCGTCTTAAGAAAGAAGCATTGCAAGCCTTTCCTACAGTCGGTCAATGCATTGCTGATGCTATTACTTTTGAAGAATGGCAAGGCAGCAAAGAAGATCATGAGAAATATCTTCAAGAAAACAAGAACTGGTGGTTAGAGACAACTTTTCTGGGAGAAGGCTAATGACAGATTTGAATAAGGAAAGAAGTGAATTTGAGGCTCAACACAGTGACAAGGTTTTCAAGATAGTCAAATTTGATGAGGCAACCAATGCATATTGCTTACATTCTCATTTGCCACTAACTGAAATTAACCTATCTGCCCTAGCCGAAATTAATTATGGATGGGATTTGTGGCAAAAAGCCAAAGCTCAGGCGGTGCCGGAGAAAAAGATTTACTTAACCTGTGAGCAATTATATGCAGCAGCAAACTTTGGTGCACCAAACAAAGATCCAGAACTTTTAGAAACTGAATTAACAATTGCTTGGTTTGAGGAAGCTCATAGCGGCAGTGGTTACTACGTTTATATAAGTGAGTATCCAGAAGAAGGTGCAATGAAGCTGGAAACCGAATCGGGAGCTGAGGGATGAGTGAATACATGCACATGACTCTTGACCAGCTTCAGCAAGAACATGCGGAGTTTCTTGCATTTAATGAAGAGTTGGATCGTCGTTGCAAAGCTCATGAAGCAGATGCACAAAAATATCAAACCAAGTGCTGGCACATCACAACGCTTCTGATGAATCCAGTTGATCAAGATATGACTTTGAAAGCAATCAAAACAGTTATTGAAAGGGTTGGTGAAGAATGAGTGAATTTACTAACATCATTAAAGCAGCCAAAGAAATTTGGTATGACAATGGGATGATTAACCGCTTTGAACCAGAAGAAGAAAAGGTAACTCTACTTGTTCAATGGTTATCAGGTTTAGACCAAGTTTTAGTTCGAGATATGGAAACAGAGTTATCGAAATTAAATGATGATGATATCCATACTCTATGTTGTGGCTTTGAGGAAGAACAAGAACGCCTTGGCTCAGTTGAATTAAATTATTTCCTTGGTCGAATATTCGAAGAAGAGTACGAAGTTAAAGCGGAAATTAAGGAGGGGTGAATGTCAGAAAAGCAAAATCGTTTGCTTGACTTGAAGGCGGTTGAGTTGAAAACTAGCCTTCCAAAGTCAACTATCTATGACTGGATTCGAACCGGTTATTTCCCTCCTTCAATCCTATTTGGTGAGGGCAAAAGAAAAATTGCGAGATGGCTTGAATCTGATATAGACTGTTGGATAGAAAAGCACAGAATGGCATCCTAA